AGTAAGAATGCCTTATCAAGATGCAATTGCCTTGATACTCAAAACTATGGATTATCATCAAAAGATGTCAATCCTATCAACTGATAAAAAATATAAAGATTTTCATAACAAACAATATCTTAGACTCAAAGAATGGATGATTGATATGAAAGACTATATAATAGAACTAGAAGATGAATTAAATGTATAATGTATAATTGGAAAACTGTTCTACTTACACTTGGAGTGTTGGTAGGATTAAAAATATGGTCACCTTACCTTGTTGATAATATCAAATGGTCTTACTTTGATGTCCTTCATCAACAAAAAGAATCACAACTCGTAGATAATATTTTACTTGTCGATATTGATGAAAAGTCATTAGATAAGTATGGACAATATCCATGGCCTCGTAATATCTACTCTGAGATAATGTTAGATACACATTATTCAAATACTCATGTATTTACTCAAGTATTTAATCAACCAGATAGATTTGGTGGAGATGAAAAGTTTGCAGAAGGACTAGTTAATAGATTAAGTATTCTATCTGCAGCTCCTACAAGTCAAAAAAATACTGGTTCTGCACCATATGTAAAGACTTCGGTTTTTGGTGGTGGAGATATTAAAGATTCTATCTGGAACTTTTCTGGTATGTCTGCACCAATTAAAATACTACAAGATAACACTTATGGTGTAGGAGTGACAATTTCTACTCCACCTCTACCAGATACACCAAACTTTGATGGAACTGTTCGGTCTGCACCACTTATTGTATCTGCAAATGACCAGATATATCCATCGGTTGCATTAGAAACTCTTCGTGCATTTTATGACCAACCTAATTATCAAACCAGAGTGACACCAGAAGTAGGTATTGAATGGATACGAATGGGTCGACAACCACCTATAGAAACTACATCTACATCGGATGTTATGATTACATATTGGAATGACTTTGATAGAATATCTGCATCAGACCTAACTGAAAAAACATTACATGGTCACGATGGTATTTCAGATAAAATACTTATTTGGGGGATGACAGCAGAAGGATTTAATAATCCAGTATCAACACCAAAAGGTGTCATGTATCCTCATGAAGTGCAAGCTAACCTACTACAAACTGTCATCTCTGGTGAAACTATTCAGAATAATTTTCTTTTAGACTTTGTAGAAATAGTTTTAGTCATCGGTCTAGGTCTTTTAGTATTACTCTTGGTGTATCAAACTCCAACATATGTATCTGGTATTTTATCAATCGGAACAATAGGACTTTCAGTTGGAATATCATACTGGTTATGGATAGAATATTTAATACTGTTTGATGCATTGTATTCTGCACTTACAGGGATTGTAGTCTTTGGACACGCATCCTTCAACAAATATTTTATAACCTACAAGATAAAGGAACAAATCAAAGGACAATTTAAAAAATACTTATCACCAGAGATGGTTGACAAACTTGCTAATAACCCAGAGTTATTAAAACTGGGGGGTGATAGAAAAGAAATGACCTTCATGTTCATTGACATTGTAGGATTTACTCCTATAAGTGAAGCTTATAAAAATAGAGATGACCCAGAGGGATTAGTTAATTTGGTAAATAGATTCTTAGATATGCAAACAAAAATCATTCTCAAATATGGTGGAACAATTGACAAATATATGGGCGACTGTATTATGGCATTCTGGGGAGCTCCACTAGATTGTGAAGACCATCCAAGTAAAGCTGTAGAATCTGCAAGAGAAATTATTGATGCAACAGAACAGTTAAATGTAGAACTTGAACCACTTAAACTACCACCTATCAATGTAGGCATAGGAATCAATACAGGAGATTGTATTGTAGGTAACATGGGAAGTGAATTAAGATTTGATTACTCAGTTATTGGAGATGCAGTAAATCTAGGTGCAAGATTAGAAGCACAAGCTGCAAGAGGTAAATATTTAAATAACAAAGTATTAATATCTGAGTTTACTTACATGAAATGTCCAGACATATCCTTTACAAAAGTAGATACAATTAAAGTAAAAGGTAAAGAAGAACCAATTACAATTTATTCTATTGACAAATAAGAGTTTTATGAGATAATAGATATATGAGATTATTAGAAGTAAGTTATGGGGATGTTAGAATTTTTTCTGAAAGACCCTTTGGATATAAGAGATATGTTGTAGAGTATGAAGACAAAAAGATAGAAGTTTACTCTAGTTTATGGTATAAATTAGATAAAGTTAAAGAAATTGTTGAAAAATACTTGAAATCAAAAGATTAATCCCCATATATACTAATAGGAGTGCTCATTGGGAGGCTCCAAATACAATTTAACCTTGCTAAAAACAGGAGGCAAAAATGGTAAAATTAACTACGCTGGACTTACAGGAAATGTTAAAACTGACAAGTCCATTCTCAATTGGTGTGGATGACTTCTTTCGAAGAATAGATGATGTTCAAAGAAACAACAGTCAATCATACCCACCTTATAATATCACAAAAATTGATGACGAACACTTCGTTATCGAGATTGCGTGTGCTGGATTCGGTAAAGACCATATCGACATTACAGTTCAAGAAAATGAACTAAAAGTCGTTGGTGATAAATCAAATCCAAATCCAGAGAGGGTTGCAAATAATCATGCAATTCACACTGGTATTGCAGCTAGGAAATGGTCAAGAAAATTTGTTCTTGCAGATGATGTAGAAGTTGGTTCTGCATCTATACAAGATGGTATTCTTGGAATTCCTATTACTAAAATTATTCCAGAAGAAAAGAAACCTAGAAAGATTTCTATTGGAAGTAAGAAATTACCTAAACAGTTCTTAACAGAACATGGATGGGGATTTAATAGTAAATAAAAGGTTGACACATCCCAGTCTCGTGATATACTGGTAACAGTATAAAAATATTTTATAGGATTATATTATGTTAAATAAAGGAAACTTAAATGACCTTCACAATATCCAATTCCAAATAAGGAAAGATGGAGACTGGGATGAGGTCAGTTTAGATAGTCTAATGGAAGATAAGACTATCGTGGTGTTTGGATTGCCTGGAGCATTCACACCAACATGTTCAACCTTCCAATTACCTACCTTCGAAGAAATGTATGACCAGTTCATAGAATCTGGTGTTGATGAAGTTTACTGCACATCTGTAAACGATACATTCGTCATGAATGCATGGTTCGAACAACAAGGTATCGAGAAAGTAAAACCTTTACCAGATGGTAATGGTGAACTTGCAAGACAACTAGGTCTTCTTGTTAAAAAAGAAAATCTAGGTTTTGGGTTAAGGTCTTGGAGATATGCAATGTTAGTATCCGATGGAAGTGTCGAACTAATGAACATTGAACCTAATCTACAAGATAATTGTCAAACAGACCCATATGAAAAAAGTAAACCAGAAACATTCTTAGAAGAAGTTCGAGGACATTTTGGTTTAAATTTAATTAGTAAAGAGGAAAACGAATGATTATAGATTGGTTAATCGGAATAGGTGTTGCTGGTATAGTAATAGCAATAATTTACAAAGCTGCAAATACAGCAGATGAAGTTGTTGGTGAACCACCAGTAGTAGAAACAAAATCAGTAAAACTCTCTAAAGCAAGACTAACTGCACTTACCAAAGCACAATTGGTTGAAAAAGGAAATGAACTTGGTGTTAAGGTTAATTCTAGAGAAGTTAAATCTAAAATAGTAAATCAAGTTTATAAAGCACAGTAATGTTTCTTGCAGTAGATGATACCGATAACGATAGTTGATAACTTTTTAGATGAACCCCATCAATTGGTGGAGTTATCTAAACAATTAGATTTTACACCACAACCCAATGGTACATGGCCTGGTGCTAGGTCACCAGAACTGCATAGTGTAAACCAGCCATTATTTGAAAACATAATATTAAAGGTGATTGCACTATTCCATGACATGGAAAGTATCAACCAGACAAATGTAGATGTATCAATGACATTTCAAAAGATACCATCAACTCTCCATCATGGATGGGTGCATAGTGATAGTTGTTTTATGACTGGTATTTTATATTTAAATGAAGACCCATTAGTAAATAGTGGAACTTCAATATATATTGGTAAAAAAGGAACACAAGGACTAATCAACTCAGACCACTTAGAACAAAAGAGAGCTGCTAACCTTAGAGGTTCTATGTCAGAAATTGAAATGCAAGTTCAAGAGGAACATAATAAACAGTTTGAAAAGACTGTTGATGTTAAAGGTAAATACAATAGGTTAACTCTATTTCATGGTAATGTCTTTCATAGTGCAAACAACTTTGGACTGGACAATGGTGAAGATAGATTAACTTTGGTAATGTTTTTTCATAGAGTAATTGGTGGAGAAATGCCAATTGATAGAATGCGAGTAGTAAGTAAAGTATGACAGAACAAAAATACAAAGTAGTCGTCAATTCTAAAGATGGTGAAAATGGAATTGAAATTGTGGGTGGTAAGTTTGATGGAGTCATATATACTTATGGTGAAGTTCAATTTAAAGAAGTAAATAAAGATGAACCACCAACTATAAATTTTACTAGGGCAGTTAGAAAATGTCCAGACGATTTAAAAGAAACGATATCAAGTGATAAAGAGTTTAATCAAATCATGGGTGATATCCTTATTGAATTGTTACAAGAACAAGGCGACAAAGCCGTGGAGTTACTCAAAGATGAATATAAAGAATCCAAGTAAATTAAAAGAAGAAATCATGAGAGACGAGGGTGTCGTTTATGAAATCTATAAAGACCATTTAGGTTACCCTACCTTCGGTATAGGACACTTAGTTAAAGAGACAGACCCAGAACATGGGATGTCTGTAGGAGCTCCTATCACAGAAGATAGAGTAAATGAAGTTTGGGCTCATGACTTTTTTGAACATGTTGAAGAATGTGGAAAGTTATATCCAGACTTAGAAAGTTATCCAGACGAAGTTCAAAGAGTTTTAGTTAACATGACTTTTAATATGGGTATGACAAGACTATCTAAATTCAAAAACTTTAAAGCTGCAATCGAAAGAAATGATTGGAAAGAAGCTGCAAAAGAAGGAAGGGATTCAAGATGGTATAATCAAGTTACTAATCGTGCAGAACGATTAATGACAATGTTAGAGGAAGTATGAATATAAAATATTTGAAATTAGTTACTGGTGAAGAACTTGTAACTCAATATGATGAAGATAGTCAATATAATGCTATCGTTAAACTTACAAACCCATTGGGTATTCTTATGTCTCAAACTGACAAAGGATTTAATATCCAATTAGTTCCTTATGGTTCAATGGCAAAAGATGAAATTATTGAAGTAAATCATAAAAATATTGTCTTTACAGCAGAACCAGAAGATAAACTAAAAAATCAATATGAGTCAATTACTGGACAAGTAATTACTCCACCTACTCCAAAAATAGTGACTTAAGTGGATAACCAACAAAGACTAGAACATTATTATTCACAACTAGACTTTCCAAAAAGTGTTTTTATCGGTGAAGACGATAGATTGTATGGAACTTGGGTTATGGGTAATAACTATCAAGTAAAATCTACATATTATGGTGGATATCCTCATGGGTATTTAAAAAGAATCAAAGCATTGTTTCCAGATAAGAAAAAAGTTTTTCATCTTTTTGGTGGTAAGGTTGATACTGAAATTATAGATGGTAAAACTATAGACATAAATCCTAAAATGAAACCAGATTATTTGGGTGATGCACATAATATGTCTGAGTTTATTGATGAGAAATTTGATTTAATCTTAGCAGACCCACCTTACTCTGTAGAGGATTGTGAACACTATGGAACAACTATGGTTAAAAGAACCACCATACTTAAAGAGTGTGTAAAACTTTTAGAAGATAAAGGTCATTTAGTTTGGTTAGACCAAGTTTTGCCAATGTATAAAAAAGCAGAACTAAAAACAACTGGATATATTGGAATGGTAAAATCTACAAATCATAGATTTAGAGTAGTAACCATTTTCGAAAAACAAGAAAAGCAAGAACTACTAAATCCTTTCTTTTCATAACACAAATAAAAATATGAAAGTACAAATAGTAAAAGCACTAATTTTAAAATATGAAGGTGAAATTGCAGAAGCAAAAGCAAATATAGAAATCTATTTACATAACCCAGCAGGTATTGGAGAACATCCAGATGTATTAGATGCAATTAATTCTCAGATTGTTAAAATTGCAGCTGCATCAGAAAACATCCAAGTATTACAAAAACATTTTGTTGACCAAAAAGTAATCTAGTAGTATACTAGTTATATGCACTTCTATACAAATGTCTATCAACATAGAAATCTAATTCTTGTTCGTGAGTTTAAGGATGGTGAATACATCCAAAAACAAGTTCAATATAAACCAACTTTCTATGTTCCAACAAATAAAGACTCTTCATTCAGAAGTATCAAAGGTAAAAACCTAGAACCCAAAAAATTTAGTTCGATTGCACAAGCACGACAGTTTCGTGAAAAATGGAAGGGTGTTGAGGGATTTGATATTCATGGAATAGAGAGACATCCTTACGCTTATATTGCAGAGTATTTTCCTCAAGATATTGAGTGGATGATGCGACACATTCGTATTATGAATCTTGATATAGAATGTGAGTGTGAAAATGGATTCCCAGAACCAACAGAAGCTGCAGAAGAAATCAATGCAATTACATATAAGTTTTTTGGACAAGATACCAAGTATGTGTTCGGAACACAAGCATGGGAACACAATGACCCAACGATTAAATACTTTCATTGTCGAAATGAAAAACAACTTCTCAAAACTTTCTTAGAAGAATACAAAAAGAATTATCCAGATATTATAACTGGTTGGAATGTTGACCAGTTTGATATAACTTATCTTTATAATAGAATCAACAAACTATTTGGTTCTACAATTGCAGACCAACTATCTCCATGGAATATTACTACAGTTCGTGAGTGGGATACATTCAATAAAAAACAACAAGCATATACACTAACAGGTATTGAGGTTGTAGATTACTTGCAACTTTATCAAAAGTTTACTTTCAAAAGAAGAGATAGTTACAAACTAGAAAACATATCACAGATAGAACTTGGTAAAGGTAAAATTAATTATGAAGAGTTTGGTGCAATGCATCTATTCTATAAAAAAGATTATCAAAAGTTTCTAGAATATAATGTTCGTGATGTAACCCTAGTCGAAGAACTAGAAGATAAATTAGGATTGATGGGATTATTACTTGCAATGTCTTATTCTGCAAAGTGTAATTATCTTGATGCTTTTCGACAAGTAAGATATTGGGATATTCTAATATTCAATAGACTCAAACAACAAAACATTATTGTTCCACCTTCAAGAACAGGACAACCTAAAAAACAAAAGTTTATGGGTGCATATGTCAAAGAACCTCAAGTAGGAATGCATGAGTGGGTTGTATCATTTGATTTAAATAGTCTGTATCCACACTTAATTATGCAGTATAACATCAGTCCAGAGACCTCTGTAGAGTCTTCCGATGTCACTTTGTCAATAGATAAGATGTTAAACAAAGAGATTGATATACAAAGTCATTATGCAACTACACCAAATGGTGCAAGATTTAGTAAAAGAAAACAAGGTTTTTTACCAGAGATTCTAGAAAATTTATATGATGAAAGAGTCTTATGGAAGAACAAGATGATTGAATATCAAAAAGAATTTGAATCTACAGATGACCCTAAACGAAAACAAGAACTTAATCGTCAAATTGCAATTGCATATAACAACCAAATGGTTCGTAAGATTTCATTGAACTCAGCTTATGGTGCAATTGGTAATGAATGGTTTAGATATTTTGAGTTAAGTCTTGCAGAGGCAGTTACATCTAGTGGTCAACTTGCAATTAAATGGGTCGAAAAAGCAGTTAACATGTATTTAAATACCATTTTAGATACAGAAGATGATTATGTAGTTGCAATTGATACTGATTCAATTTATGTAAGATTCGATGAATTAATTAAAAAAGTAAATCCTAAGAACCCAGTTGATTTTCTTGACCAAGTTGCAAATGGTAAAATGCAAGAAGTTATTAATAAATGTTATGAAGAACTTGCAGATTATACTAATGCATATCAAAACAAAATGAACATGGGTCGTGAGGTAATTGCAGATAAAGGTATCTGGACAGCAAAGAAAAGATATATTCTTAATGTTCATGATAATGAAGGTGTTAGGTTACATGAACCTAAACTTAAAATGATGGGTATTGAAACTGCAAAGAGTTCAACACCAGCATGGGTTCGTGATAAACTAGAAGATGCATTGAAAGTTGTTATGAAGGGTGATGAAAAACTTGTTCATAAATTTGTTGAAGATGCAAGAACAGAATTTAAAGGATTAGAATCAAATGAGATTGCATTTCCTAGAAGAGTTAACAATGTTTTTGAATATGAAAATGCAGTATCAATTTATAAAAAAGGAACACCAATGCATGTTCGTGCTTCTTTGATGTTTAATCATTTAGTAAAACAAAAAGGATTGGATATGCAATTTGAACCAATATCAAGTGGTGAGAATATCAAATTCTTATATTTAAAAATACCAAATCCAATTAAAGAAAATGTGATTGGATTTATCAATACTTTACCTAGGGAGTTTGAACTCCATAATTACATAGATTATGATTTACAATTTGATAAATCATTCATTGAACCTCTTAAATTAATACTTGAAAAGATAGGGTGGTCGACTGAACCACAGTCATCCCTAGAAGATTTTTTCAGTTGACAGAATAGAGATTGGTAGTATAATAGTATAACAAGTCGAGGAATATATTATGGATTTATTAAAAGACCTTGCAAAAGCAAGTGGTAATGAGTTAGCAGGAGTCGTATCCGATGGAATCGTAGCAGGTGATGTTGATGGTTACATTGATACTGGTTCTTACATTTTAAATGCACTAGTGAGTGGTGATATCTATCGTGGTATCCCATCTAACAAGATAACTGCATTGGCTGGTGAAAGTGCAACAGGTAAAACATTTTTTGCATTAGGAATGGTGCAAAAGTTTTTAGATGATAACCCAGAAGGTAATGTTGTTTATTTTGAATCTGAATCTGCATTAACTCAAGAAATGTTAGAAGATAGAGGAATAGATACGAATCGTATTCTTCTTGTCCCAGTTACAACTATAGAAGAGTTTAGAACTCAAGCAGTTAATATCATAGATGGATTTGATAAACAAAAGAAAGGTGATGAAAAACTTTTCTTTGTTTTAGATTCACTTGGTATGTTATCAACAATCAAAGAAACAGAAGATATTGGTTCTGGTAAAAATGTTAGAGACATGACCAAAGCACAGGTTATTAAAGGAACATTTAGAGTGTTAACTTT